ATACAGGCGTAACAATGATCATGTCTTACATTACCTTCGGCTTTTTCTACATAATCTCCCAATACTAAATTATACACAAATATGTACGCTCCTCGGATAATAGCTACAACATCTTCGCCCAACTCTTTAATATTCACATTTAAAATCTTATCTATCAAAGGTTTAATGACTCTCCTAATCAAACCGCTTATTATTTTCTTAAACAATTCTTCAGTCGTTGTGGTTAAATATAACACATACTCTTTAAATATATTGGCTCCATTCATAATATTACTCCATGCTCCGTTCATAGTATCGTATATACTCTCGAAAAACTGAGGTCTAAAATTTCTAAGATTACCTAACACATTCTCTGGTTGCTCCATTATTTCATTAATAGTCTCCACATGCTCAAATAGTCCATTAGTCATCATCCTATCCATTTTGTTAGACTCCGTTAAGTGATTATATAACATAAATAACCATCCTAGCGATGCTTTCAATCCTCCTTCTCTTGGTGTTTCAATAGAATACGGAAAATCTATTATACCGCTAATTTGCCCTGACGAGCTAAACTTAGTTGCTACCTTATTTGGTCCTATAAACGAATCTCTCCATACATTAAAATTTTCATCATATTTACTATAACAAAGGCGCTGTTTAAAATAACTCGCGTCGGTATCTCTACTAACACTAATCAAATGCACTCTCCTAAATAAAGCTTCAGGACAAGATATTCCATCCTTAGCCGTAAATCCGTTCAAATGTTTAAAATTATTCGTTGTACATATTATCACTTCTGACTGGAAAAATTTCGTATTCTTCTTATCAGCCTGAGCACAATCTAATGGATATTTCACCGGAGCGACAAAATTAATAATAGTTCTCCACTGCGATTTTCCTTGTTGTCCCACATCATCCATTACAAAAACATTCTGGTTCATATAATCGTCATAAAAATCCTTAGAAGCATCTACGGGTGGCACTGTGTGTGTATAAACTGATTTATTATGAGTTTTCAACATCTCCACAAATCTATTCATTAATACTGATTTTCCACATCCAGGAGGTCCGTCAAAAACTATACATATTGGTTCATCTCGGGCAGACGTTGCATAAGTGTCCACAAATTTAATCAAATTATCTTTATACGCATTCCAGGTGACTGTAAAATGTCTATTATCATTATTTCTCACATAATCCAAAAACCCATTGTCGACTTTCAATCGTCCGTACAACTTAGTAACTTCTTCTCTGAAAACTGGATTGTGAAGAACCGAATTATCTTTTACAAATTGAGTATATTGCTCCGCTACTTTCATTATATCATCATAAAAACTAAAGGGTGTAAAAATATACTCTACAACGGAAATTAAAGAGCTCGCAACTCCCTCAAAAGATTTAAAAATACCGAAAGAGAAGATATACTTCAACACTGAAGTTAAAAGATCTCTAATCTTAGCAAATAAAGTTGAAAAAGAATGCGAAGCATGAACTTTCACTCCGGTCAATAATGCAAAGTTTCTAAATTTGTCCATCAACCATGATGGAA